TTTACTTTCTTTTTCATGTTATTTTCCTTTTGTTACATGATTTTGTTTACAAAAACAATAGGCTAACGATTAAAATACATCGCTTGCAATCTTTCTGCTTCTGCCTCAGTCATTCCCTTGTTTCTTCGCTTATTCTGCATAATCGCTAAATAACGAAATGCGTCCATTGTGTGAGACGACCAATCGTGGACGGGCCTATCACTGTAAACATTCAATTTTTCATTGTAATGCTTGTGGTAGTTCTCGGCTGCTTTGACAAAATAGTTGCAGCGTTTGGCATCCATCCAAAGACGAGGGAAGATCCCCCTTGCAAGCTCAATACCCTCTCCTATAGGGAGATTTGGAACGATCTTGAATGGAATGCCTAATTCTCTTGCGATATCTAATCTGGATTGAGCACCTGAGCCAAGTTCTCTAACTTGGATGTCGTGAGGTGCATGGTGATCGCCGTAATTCCAATCATTAGCCGCAGCTTTCTCTTTAAGAATTCTTGCATAGTGGTTTAATCCTTCCCCTTGATTGCGGTACATATCGATCAAGTGGATCTCTTGGCCGCAGTTTTGTGCGAATAGTATGACCGTTTCGTCTGAGACTCCCAAGTCCCAATAGGTGTCCACAGATACGTAAGGATCTGTTGGGACACTTGTAATCCTTCCGTCTAGTTCAGCTCTGTTGAGGAGTTTGGCATAGTAAGCTCCCTCAATACCTTGATCAAACGAGCAATAGTATTCCTGCTGGATGAGGTGTTCGGACATTCCTTCTGCTCTTTCGGCATCGAGGTCCTCGTCTGTGATGACACGTCGCCCATCCTCACGAAACGTTTGGTCGACCGTGAGTCTTTGGCAGAACCAATCAGGGTTGTTTTTCGCCATAAGATAGAGATCGTAAGCATGGTTTTTACCCCTAGGAGTGAAATTGAATACAGCCCATCCACCGTTTTCCCGTAAAATAGGACGTGTATAGGCCCAAGTTTGCTGATCTTGGAGTGAAAACTCAGAAAAGACGCATCCAACAGGGTTGATACCCACGTTTACGATGTTATCAGAGCCGATAATCTGGATAACGCTGCCATTTTTGAGCTTTATCTTCATTTCGACGCTGTTTGGCTGTCCGTCTATGATTTCTCGAGGAATATAGTCGATGAATCTCCTACCATCCTTATTCGCTCCGTCCCAAAGGATACGTCGACCGAGCGTAGAGGTAGGGAAAAAGTACACGTACGTGCCTTTTCGATGCCAAAAAGCCTGTTTAATTAGCCAGTTCCAGCAAGCTATTTCCTTGCCAGCCCGTCTATGCCAAACTAAAACCGCGCGTTTACAGCCGTCATCCATTGCCTGTAAAAAAGGCAATTGATACTTACGCGGTTTGAAGTTCGGGATAATGATATCGGTCATTTACCCTCACATGTAGCCTATGCGTCACGGTTTCCCGGTGGTTCGACGCGTTTTAAACGTATCTTAAGTTCTTTTCTAACACTTTTATCTCATCTTCTATAGAAAAAATGAGGTCTAAGTGTGGTTTTTTTGTCCACGCTTTATAATCACAGTCTTCAATAATCATTTGAAGACAGCTAATGAGGCCCAAGATCCTGTCGCATTTGTCCCTCATCGCTGTAGGAGATAAGTGTTCTGCGTCTCTTCTGCGTTCATTGCACGTGCAATCTGTGGTATGTTCGCCACAATCGTCACATTCTCCGCTCATATTGGCTCCAATTTGCCTTCTTTAGTGATTTGAATTGGACCCTTTTCAGAATACCAAACACATCCATAATCAGAGTTTTTTGCCATTTCTATCATTTCATGTAGACTGTAATTTTTTATTGGCTTCCCTTCATCATCTACAAAATGCATCTCATCTAGTATTTGTTCGTTAGTTTTCATTATTCAACCATCCTCCCCATCTGTTTAAATACACCATTGTCTCGTAAAGTTGGTCAATACCAAGCTCTTTGCATTTGGCAGCGTCTTTGATAACAGCTTCATGCTCTTCTCGACCATTTACGTTCACCACTATTCTTTCAGGAAGATGAGCAGGGGGATCAACCCCCTCGCTCAATGGCTTAGGTTCTGCTTGCATAGGCCAGAACCTCTTCGCTTGTTCTTTGCTTATCCAAACACGTTCTCTCATTTATGATCTGCTCCTCCATCTCTTCAGGAAGTTCGCCTTTTAAATATCGATCGTAAATCCTTAAAGCTGCCAAAACAGAGTTTTTTGCTGTAGCATAGCCCACTATTTTTCCATCATCAAATGCTGGCATTTCCGAGTTTTCAGGCAGGTTAGACAAACATTGAATGTTTACTTCCATCCCTTGGACACAGCCTTGTATTAGTTTCAACAGAAAGTCTTCATTCTTCATTTTCTCTCCTCAGCTTCTCTTGAATTGCCTCAAGTATCCACCCTGTCTTTGAAATTCCGACTCTGTGCTCTAACACCTTGTCGATGTCGGCTGATAGATCTTTTCGGATTCTCAAAGTAAAGTGTGTCCACCCTTTATTATTTTCTGTTTTGTCGGCGGCTACTTCGCCACCCTTATCAATCATCTCCTCCAAAGTCGGAGGCTCTTTCTTCTCTAATTTCCTGATCGCCATATCTATCCTACGTGTTTAATGTTTATATTCTGCGTGTAATCTACTTATAAACTACGTATGATATATGTGAAAGTAAAGGGCTTTTATCTCCTCTATGGCTTTCGGGTCTGTCTTTTTAAGTTCTACTACTCCTAGTCCTTCGGCCGCTGCATTCGCAAAAGCCTTACGGTATCCTATTGAGACCGGAAGACAAACTAAATCTTCAATCTCCTTAATCATTTCTATGGCGTCCTCATTATCGGAGCCTCTAGGGTCTGCTTGATTAATCACAGTGAAAGCTTTTAGCCCGGTATTCACTGCCATCATCTCGCCCATCAAAGTTTTGACGGCTCCAAGAGTCCACATGTCAAACGACTTCGGCTTAAAGGGAATCAAGCACATATTAGCAATCCCCAGTGCCGACCGCTGACTTGTGGTATCTCTTCCACCCACATCAATGATGATGTCATCGTAATGCTCCATCATCTTCTTGATTTCTGAGTGGATTGCTTTACCGGAAAGCTTCACAGTCACCCACTTGGTCTCAATGCCTAAAGCTTCTCTTTGAGATGCCCAGTCAGATGCCGTGTGTTGCTCATCAGCATCCACCAATAAAACTCTCTTCCCCTCTCCGGTTCTCATCACACAAAGGTTCGTGGCTAAGGTTGTCTTACCGCCGCCGCCTTTAATTCCGCCTATTACTGTAATCATGCGTTTCTCCTACGTGGTTTATGTTTAGAAGATACGTAGCATGCACGTACCTTACACGCAGAAGATAAGCAAATCATATGTTTATTAGCTACACTTTTTTCTCAGAAGGATCACCATCCCAAGGTTTGGGGTCGGAGCTGCTTCCGTAGTTAACTACGCCAATATTCACTGTTCCAGTAACGTTAAGCTCGTGGTTTTCCTTCTGACCAAGTCGCTGCTTTCCCAGCCAAATCAACATGCTTTTATCGCCTTTTAAAGCTTCGGCAAATTGCTTTTCCTTGATCAAACCATCACCTTTTGCCTTCTTCGTATTAGCATACTCGCTAAAAGGCATGCCCTTCTCTTTAGCGCATCTTGCATAGAGAGTGTCCGGGTGAATAGCTAGCAGTCCAGCGACTTGAGTGCCAGAACAATCAGCCTCAAGAAATTTGTCCACCACTTCCCAGTCAATAGGGATAGGCGGCCTATTCTGAGGATTCTTTTTAACTTCCTCTTTCTTCTTCATACCTACCTCACAACCATTAGAACCCTGACTTGTATATACTCTGGCTCTCCGTCAAAGTTCTTTTTTGCTTTCTCAATACACATGTTTATCATGGGATCTTCCGGCTGTAGACAAAAGTCTTCATAAACTAAAAACTTCTCCCTGTAACTTCTAGCCTCGTCCTTCAAAATGACAGTTAATTCTTTACTCATGTTTGGGTTCCTTATATTTCCAACAAATTATTTGGTCACTACTAAGCAGCCTTTGTCCGTCCCAGCCACTTCCAGTCCACCATCCGGGCACACCCTTAAGGCGTTCTTCGCCTTCTCTTAGGACCCTGAGATAAACAAGGTCAAATGGTTTTGGTCTGAAATGCTTGGGATCAGCCCAGCCGTCAGCATCCGTCTTTACGTCTTTGTAGGATAAAACATAGGGTTTTCCTACCTCGCGTGTAGCCATATACACTCCCTGTGGTGGTTCACAGTCAAAATCGGCACTGGCCAAAGCCTACGGTGTGCCGCAATCACGCTCGGGTGAGTCCAGTAATCCAAACCCTTCACTTGCCCGAGTAATGCAGAGTCTTCCCCCTCTGCTGGAGTAAAACAACTCTCTGAGCGTTTCCCCTAAACCAGTCTTAGATCCCGGGGTTCTTTCGTCCTCGTCAAGTCGCTTTATTAATTCAGTCAAAGCCTCTTCTTCATCTCGCTCAAGCGATCGCTTCAACGATTGGATTTCCTGCATTTTCAGTTGGTAGGCTAAGATCGCCTTGTGGTGCTTGTGCTGCATCGAGTCCTCCTTCTGGATTGGAAACCATTAACGCTTGAACGTAACGGATTTTTTCTAAATCAGTCCAAAAACCCATATTATTCAATTCATCGAAGTACATTTGTTTCCCGTTTAATGCACTGAAAAACGCTTGTAGTTTCTCAGCCGCTATATTGATCACTAAATCTTTATTGTCGTGATAAACAAACTTTAATGAATAAATCATATATCTCTCCTGTTTAGTTGCTTGATAATTTGTTTTTCGCTAACTGGTATATAGTTGTGCACATTACACGAAACACATATACGGTTATTCCTATCGGAAGGCTTATGAGTGTGACCGTGAACAAGCAGGCGATCTTTATCACACCCAGAAGGATCGTGAATAAGAAGAATAGCCAGTCCACTAAGATTAATAAGAAGACCGTCACACACAAACTTCCATCCAGCTTTCTCACATCGGGCTTGACTTCCGTCGTGGTTTCCTCTGATGAGGATTTTGTTTCCGTTGAGCTTGCTAAGCAAGGACGTTTGTAATTCAACAGGCCCAAAAGCAAAGTCACCAAGGTGATACACAGTGTCATCGGGGCGTATATTTGAGTTCCATCGGCTAACAATTTCTTGCTCCATATGTTGTACGTCCCTGAAAGGACGGCCGTCGTAAGTGATTACGTTACGGTGGTTAAAATGGGTGTCGGCTATGAACCATCGCATGGTTGACCCCCTTCCATTCCAAGCTTCTCCATCCTTTGCCATAGGTGCTTGAATCTCACGTTGAGATTGCATAGGCGTCCTGAATGAAATTCAGCTATCCTTGACATCAGGTAAACCGTACGAATAAGGCGTACGTTTCGCTCGTTTTCTTCACCCACTGCGTCTTTGACCCAATCGTTCTCGTCTTCGACGTCATAGAGTTCAAACAAAGGAATTATTTCACGTAGGAAAGAGATCATTCTTTCGCAATCCCAAGAGGCTAGAAAATCGTTAATCTCTTCGTTTATGTCTTTCTTCTTAGCCATCTAGCTTTTCCACTGGGATAAAGGGTTCGTCTGAAATCGGATAAGATGGAGTGTGGTAAGGGTTATCCCACTCTTCCCAGTTGTTCCTTGGTTCTTCGACTACTGGCTGATCCATCGCTTTCACACAGCATTCATCGCAGATATGGCGCATGACGCCCTTAGTAATCGCTGTACCTAACATTCTCCGCTTTCCGCAGTCGTCGCATTTAGCTTTCTTTCCATGCTTATTGCAGGTAATCTTGCACTTGCCGCAGTGACAAATGACGTGGGTTTGTGTCATACTTTCTCCTTCTCTATCGCTCTTGTCAGGTACCAAATAGCCTTCTGCAAGTCCTGTTTTGCATTCCCTTTTTTCCCCGCTCGGAGGATGTACTTGATCGAATTTCCTAAGCAAAAACCAAGTCCAAAGCTCTCAATGACATCAATTACTTCCATTGAACCGCTCTTGTAGTGTGGTGGATGATTAACCATGTCGGGCAACATGCTTTCGCATTGAAGACCAACGGAGTCTTGTGCACCGCGCTTCCAATCTTCGTTAATCATCTAATTCCATCCCCACGATTCTAGTGTCATAATCGCTATGCCTAATGAAAAGGATCGCCTTCTCTTTGGCATATTGGTAAATCTTTTTATCTGTGCTGTTTAAGCGTCCATACTTACCGCAGTCCCAAACAGTCACCTGATTTTCTGCGTCACCGGTTGTATACACTACACATGAAACCTGTCCCTTAGCCCCAACTACTGGAGCCACGCGTGTTATTTGCGTTGAAGGAGAATAGGAATAAGATAGTAAATTAGCCTCTACCCGAACAGGAATGATCTTAGAAAACTGATGCTCATTGATGAGGTAGTTGCCTAAGATCAAAACACCAATCCCTAGCACTCCAAAGACGATGGTGCCAATTAACCAGTCAAGCCAATCTCCCATCAGAAAGGTACCTCTTCGTCATAAGAAGGCTCAGCATGGTGCGTTTGGCTCTCTGCTGCTTTCTTCTCTATTGCTTCCTTAGCTTTCTGAGTAAAAATCTCCATGTGATTCTTATCTCTAAAGCGAACGATAGACGAATACTTCTTCTCCCCAGTCTTAGAGTCTGTGTACTCCTTTGACGGAAAGTTAATCCATCGACGCCCCTCTTTCTGGTGAAGCGTACACCCGTAGATCTCAAGACCTGTCTTTGGGACAAAGAAGTCCGCATATCCAAGCAATGAACCTTTATTCACTGGCGTGTATCTCATGCACTCAATAGTCATCTCCCCTCCATTTGTTGATTAAGACACCAAGTTCTTTAATCATCTCCAATGTTTCCTTGTTAGATCCCTCACCTGCTTCAATCAGTCTAGCCCTTGCCTCTTGTGACTCGTTGATTGATTGCTTCATGAGCTTGTAATAGTATTCAACGATCGTCTCGTAGTGCTTTATCTGACTAGACAACACGTCAATCTTTTCTTGAAGATTAGTAATGCGCCCGTCAGCTATCGCTATCGTCTGTTCGTACTTCCTGTGAAGTTCATTAAAGCGATTGTCTTGCCATATTTCTTCGGTGGTCTTCACTTCTTTTTCCTCTTAGGCTTCCTTGGAGATTGAGTCTCTTCAAGCTGCTCCTCTATCTCCTTTTGCCGCGCCTTTAATTCATCTATCTTGCTTATATTCTGCGTGTCTTCTGCTTGTTTAATAGGTGGTTTCCACACATCTTCTGCGTCTACCCCAGTAAATCCACGCTGACAGCTAAGACAGATGCCAGTATTGTTTATTTGAACGACGCGCTGGCACGTCGAACAGTTCATGAATTGCATGCTTCACAATCCTCGTCTTCATCTTCTTCGTTCTGAGCAGCCTCTTGAGCTTTAAACTCAGCAAGGTTTTTGTAGGCAATGACGCCTCTGATACAGAAATCGAACTCGGGAGAGCATGGGTGGAATTCAAGTAAGCCTGTCGCGGCTAGTTTGAACTGCTCAACAACGATGTCTGGTCTTTCGCTTTTTAACTTCTTCATCTCATTCTCCATTTATGTTTGTTGTAACCTTTTCACCTTTCATCTGAGTCCAACCGTGGCTAATCCTCCATATCCAGAGACCACTTTTGTGCTCTTCAACTTTCATGACGGCGATCATCGCTTCATGGATTCTATCGGCATGCTCCCTAACGTACTCCTCGCTCTGGCTACAGATACCCGCAAACTTGCCGTCCTTAGTCAACACCCCTACTTCATCATCTGGCCCAAGCAGGATGGTGAGTCTCCACTCCATCACTCCTCCATTGGACATGTCCTTATCCCTTCCGCTTCGAAATAAATGTGCTTGCCTTCGTTATCCTCTTCGCAATAAACTCTAACTATCTGGCGATGCTGAAAACCTATCTTGTTAGCTTTCTTAACTATGTAGTTCAATTGCTCGAAGGTTATTTCTCCGCTAATTGTGATAGCGTGTTCGTTGATCATTTTTCCCCCTAACGGTTGAATTGTTATCTCAACTCTTGGAGTTGACGAGTAAAGCTTCTCTGACCACAGACGGGTAATTTGCTTATCGTCGTCATACGCAATCCCGTTAAGGACATCTCCATAAAACTTGACATAGTTGTCTAGATCTGGACGGCTCACACAATCCAGACCTTCCGACGCATTCTTACGCTTCATAGACCACGATTGTGGGATCGGGGTGTAATTAGTTAGGCTCATGAGCAATGGCCCGTCAGAGAAGGAATTAAGCCCCTTCTCGCGCATTTGAGATTCTAGCATCCATTTCGCTCCATCTTTGTCTTTGCATTGAGGATCGAAAGTAATAACTCGACCGCCTCGCTGATAGTGGCGATGTCTGGCCTTAGCTATTGGGTTCTGCTCTAGAATCAGCTTCATTTAGGTTGCCTCTTGTCTGGCGATTGCTCTTTCTTCACGCACTGCCTTAGTGCGATAGACGGAGTTGTTGTACTTGGCTCGTGTCTTCATCATCTTGTCTTTGTGGAGTTCAGCCCACTGCCTTGCATAGGCTCTTTGACAAGCCTTGCACCGCTTCATGGGCTTTCCAATTTGCAGGTAATATTCGCTTACGGGCTTAGTCTCTCCGCACCGGTTACACGTTTTCATTCATGGTCCTTATTTTCTTTGAGCGTTCTCGCTGTTTCACGTGCTGTTGAGCTTTCGCCTTCACTGCGCTGACCTTTACGTCGTACAGTTGCGCTATCGCATTAAGCTCAGCTTCTGTTGGCATCACTCGAAAGTAGCCCGTCTCAAGGTTCTTAAGTCTTGCCGGGGCGACGCCGATAAACTCAGCTGCTCTATAAAGCTTTAATCCGATTGCATCTCTAGCTTCTCTGAGAAACGACGAGAAGTCCTTATTGTTTAGTTCGTCATAGATTGGTTGTATTGCTTCTTCCAAAACGCTTAATGCCATTTAATTACCTCCACGTAAATCTGGGCCGTCGAATAAAATCCATTTGAAATCTTTGAATCTTGAAAAGATCCTAGCACCGTAAGTCTTCTCAATCTGCTCAGGGCTTAGGTTTGTTGAGATTACGGTAGGACGCATGTTTTCCCATCGACTATCAATTATTTCATAGTAATCCCTCTCGGCTCTTTCGGTTGATCGGTCAACACCGAAGTCATCAACGAATAGGATTGGAACTTCACAGAAATTTTGAATCGTGTAACTTGCATCGCCATACTGGTTTAGATTTTTGATTATCTCGTCATCCAAATGTTTCGACTTCACCCAACGCACAGACGCCCATCCATATTTGCGGATAGCTTCACGAGCAAGGCTGTAGGAGAAGTGGGTCTTGCCTCGTCCGGCTAGTCCGGTGAGGATTAGGCTGTGAGGCGATTGACACCAGTCAACACCTTGATGGATTAAGTCTTTCGAAAGCTTGTCGCATTGAGAGATCTGTACGCTTTGGTAGCGTGCTCCGACTTTGTTTACTTTGCAGAAATCTTCCCAGCTCATGAGTTTGCCTTCTTGTTTGCGTAAGTAGGCTTCCACGAGTCGGATTCTGTCTCAAAGGCTAGCTTAGAGTTTTGACGATGGTTAGCGACTCCTGTCTTGACATCGCGTCCCTGTTCTTTTCGCATTCGTTTCCACGAGAGAATCGTTGCGTAGTGGCTCTTGTATTTCTTGGCGAAGAGTGCATGTCCTTGCTTCT